TCATCAGCCGGACTGTTCGGTCGCCACGCATTCCCCGCCGGGTCTGCCAAGGCAATCACCGTGACAGAAGGGCAGGACGACGCCCTAGCCGCCTTCCAGATGACGGGGGGTAAGTACCCCTGCGTCTCCGTCCACTCCGCCCAGTCAGCCTTGAACGACGTCAAGAGAGACTTCGAATATTTGAACTCTTTCGAGACTATCGTCCTAGCTCTAGATGCTGACGAACACGGTAGGAAGGCTGCTAAGGCTATCGCTATGGCAGGCTTCCCTCTCGGTAAGGTCAAAATCCTTTCCTTACGGAAGTACAAGGACGCCAACGACTATCTCCTGAATAAGGAAGCAGAGACTTTCATGCGGGAGTGGTGGCAGGCCCCGACCTACCGCCCTGACGGCTTGAAGCTCGGCTCCGACATGTGGGAAGAGATCATCAATCGGAAGGAGTCGTTCACCACCGAGTACCCTTTCCCCGGTCTAAACAAGAAGACATTCGGCGTACGCCTGTCTGAGCTTGTGACAGTCACCGCAGACACGGGTGTCGGCAAGACACAAGTCCTGAAGCATATCGAACATAAACTACTAACCGACGAGACGATTAAGGAGAAGGGGTATGGAGTTGGTTTTCTTCATCTTGAAGAGCCAAACGGCGATACTGCTCTGGGCCTCCTCTCTATTCATAACAGCAAACCTTATCACCTACCTACCACCGCCCGAGACCCCGACGAGCTTCGTAAGGCGTATGACGAGTTACTCAACAATGGTCGCGTCGTTATCTGGGATCATTTCGGGAGCAACTCTGTTGACGCCGTTCTTGATAAAGTCCGTCATATGGTGGCTCTTGGTTGTAAGTATATTGTACTTGACCACCTGTCTATTGTTGTCAGCGATCAGTCTGGCGACGAGAGGAAGCAGCTAGATGAGATTACGACCAAACTCAAGACTCTCACGATGGAGTTGGACATTGCGGTTATTGCCGTTATCCATACCAATCGTCAGGGACAGATTCGTGGGACAGCCGGTGTTGAACAGCTCTCAAATATTGTTATGCGACTGGAGCGGGATAAGACTGAGCGGAATGAGTGGAGGCGAAACATCACGAAGATCACGATTGAGAAGAATCGATTCTGCGGCTTTACTGGACCCGCTGCGTATCTATGGTATAATCCTGAAACCGGTACGCTAAGCGAGCTCGACGAAGAGCAGGTGTCAATTTTCGAGACCGGAGGAACAATTAACGACTCGGATATTCCGTTCTGATGTACTTACCAGTCAATCTAGAAAGATACTGGGCTATCGACATCGAGGCTGACTCACTAACACCCACTAAGGTGTACTGTTGCGTCGCTATCAATTGCAAGACTAACGAAGTCAAGGAACTCACGAATTACATCATGATTCAAGAGTTCTTCGCCTCCGAGAAGGTGAAGGGGTCCAAGTTCGTAGGCCATAACATAATCGGCTACGACGCCCCCGCACTCAATCGGATCTGCGGCACCCGGCTTACTATAAGTGACATCATCGACACGATGGTGATGAGTATGGTTTACTCTCCGTCCTTCGCTGGCGGACACTCCCTAGACAACTGGGGGAGTAAGCTCGGGATGCCGAAGGGCGAGTTCAACGACTTCTCCCGCTTCACACCAGAGATGTTGCGCTACTGCGTACAGGACACGAGGATCTGTCGAGAGGTCTTCATCCGGATTGTACGTAGAATGCGGGATGTCGGGTTCACTGACGACGGGTTAGAATTGGAACATCGGTCTTGGCAGCTCATCAAGAAACAACAAGAGAACGGCTTCGCCTTCGACGAGAAGGAAGCCAACATCCTGTACGCCATCCTACGGCAGCGTGAAGACACATTAAAGGAAAAGATTTATGAGTACTGGCCTCCGGTCCTACAAGTGGTTGGACGGTATCAGCGCCCGTATAAGAAAGATGGAACAAGATCTGCAAACTACGAAAGGCATCTTAGCGAGTTTCCAGTCGTACGAGTTCTCAACGACTCACCCGAGTATGAATGCCTTGACTACGTCTATTTTAACATTGGATCACCAAGCCAGAGGATTGAAAAATTACTTACGCTTGGTTGGCAGCCACGAGAATTTACAAAGCCAAGTAAGACGCATCCAAATGGACAACCAAAAGCGACCAGCAAAGGACAGCTTTCCCCTTCCCTGATCGAATTCGTAGAGAAGTCGGGTAAGGAAGAAGTCCGACTAATCGCTGAGTGGATTGAAATCAACGCCCGTGCGAATATGATTAACACGTGGTTGGAGGCGTATAACCATGATACTGGATGTATCCACGGTTCTCTCTGGTTGGCTAATACTCTTAGGTATCGCCATAGTAATCCTAACACAGCCAATATCCCAGGAGTTAGGAAAGGTCCTAAACCAGAAGAGAAACCCCTCTTGGGGGCGGAAGGTGTCTGGACTTATGAAGCTCGGGCTTTATGGGGCGTACGCAATCCTCGGGACAGGTGTCTTGTGGGTGTTGACGCTAAAGGTATTCAGTTACGTGTTCTTGCACATTACTTAAATAACGAGGAATTTACGGATGTCGTCATCAACGGAGATCCACACGATCACAACCAAAAGATTGGAGAATTTGCAAGTAGAGATATCGCAAAGACTTTCATCTATGCTTTCTTCTTGGGAGCAGGAGACGCAAAAATCGGGCAAATCGTTGGCGGATCGACGAAGGACGGCAGAGACCTTAAGAGAAAGTTTATCGATAGTACACCGGGCCTCAAGCATCTACTTACAGACCTTAAACGACAGGTGGAACGAACTGGAAGGATTAAGCTTTGCGACGGGACTCCCGTTATCGTCGACAAGCCCCATACCGTCTTGGCTTACCTCCTCCAAGGAGACGAATCCCGAATCATGAAGAAAGCAGCTATCCTAGCGGATAGAGAAGTACGACGTCGTAGGCTGGACGTCTTAAAGGTTGGAGATATCCATGATGAGTGGCAAAGCGATGTACTTCGCATTCACAGTAAAGAGTTTGCCCACGACGTGTGCCCTGTCAGCTTTGCTGCTGCCGGTGCCAGTTTTAATTATAGAGTACCTATCGGGTGCTCTGCGCATATTGGAATGAATTGGGCGGAGACGCATTAATGAAACCGTTACAACTACACCAAGAAGACATCGACGCCTTAGCGTTAGACATCCACGATTGGCTAGGGTATACGTCTTTAGCAGCAACAGAAGAAGGTTACGACTGGCTGAAGCAGATCATCGAAGATCATCTAGATAAGTTTAGTCAGGGATATAGGAATTACAACTGATGTTAGTAGACCCACCCTCGGGATGGAAGTATGGCTTCCCCCGGAAGTACGACGCAAAGAAAGACGGAGATCTAGGTGAGTTCTTAGTTCATCATGGCTATCCTGCTGATGATCTAGACTTCGCCTTACGATATATCCGTTTCATCGGAACAGATGAAGAAATTTCTGAACTTTCTTCTTGACAACCGCGCATAAATATGGTATAATACGTTATAAGCTTAGGGAATCGTCCCTACTTTTGGAGAAAATTTTTAATGGCAACTAATCAAATCAAGATGGTAATCCGTGGCAAGACGAGCTACGCCAAGATCCTCGGAGATCCTGTGCTGAACTATAGCAAGGACGGGAAGGAATGGAAGATGGATCTCGTCATCGATCCGGATACGGTCAAGGAGTTCAAGGCTGCCGGTATTGGCGACCGAGTGAAGTCCAAGCCGGAATATCTTGATGGTCAGGATTACGTCACGTTCAAGCAGGCGGAATTCCGCCGTAGCGGTGACAAGAATGACCCCATCCCTGTCGTGGACATCCTTGGTGACGAGTGGAACGCGAAGCAGCTACTCGGTAACGGGACTGACGTCGAAGTAACCTTTGCTGTCGTAGACCACGGCGCAGGCAAGAAGAAGGGTATGTACATCCGACAGGTCCGAGTATTGAAGCTCGTTCCGTACTCGGGTGATGCAGTCCCAGACATCAATCCTGACGACCCGTTCTTCGCTGAAGCTGAAGCCGCCAAGGCTAGAAAGGCTCAGGAGGAAGCGCAGTTCAAGAAGGACTTCGGCCTTGCCGAGGATAATCTCGACGACGACATCCCAGTCTAAGTAATCGAGTCTCGACCCGTGGGCGCGCCAGCGCGGGGAGAGTAGGAGCCTTGAGAGTAAAATTCCTCGGTTACTGGTGGCTTTTTAGGAAAATACATGGCAGAAATTAAAACACTCGTCGGAGACATCTACCAGCTCTTCGACCCCAACCACGGACACGAACCAAGTGAAGAAAACCTCAATGAGTTCGCAGAAAACCTCAAGAACATTCTACGAACCCGTCTTGCAAAGCGAGAAATCCTTAACAACCCCCTTCGGTTTTCCTCTCTGGGTCGCCCAGACCGCCAAATCTGGTACATGGCGAAAGGCTATCCTCAGGAAGACATCTCGGCGAAGACGTTCTTCAAGTTCCTGTACGGAGACGTAATCGAAGAGCTACTCCTCTTCCTTGCTAAGGAGTCTGGACACTCCGTAGAGAAGACGCAGGAAGAAGTAGAAGTCAATGGTGTGAAGGGGCATATCGACGCCGTAATCGACGGTGTCCTAGTAGACGTGAAGTCTGCTTCCCCGTTCGGCTATGCGAAGTTCGCTAAGCAGACCGTCACACAGGACGATCCATTCGGGTACGTCCAGCAATTAGCAGGCTACGCTCAGGTAGTCACTCCCGGTCAGGCACCCGCTTGGCTAGCAATGAATAAGGTGAATGGCGATCTTTGCCTGTCGCCCCTCTCACAATCAATCGTAAAGGATTACCCCGTAGATGAACGAATCGACCATCTCAAAGAAGTCATCGCCCAAGAAGATGCCCCAGAACGCTGTCATCCGGACGAAGAAGACGGTAAGAGCGGCAATCGAAAGCTTGGCACCGCCTGTGGCTACTGCGCCTTCAAGCATTCTTGCTGGCCCGGTCTCCGTACTTTCGCGTATGCGAACGGCCCTCGCTTCCTTACTCAAGTGGTAAAAGCCCCTGACGTCCCCGAAGTCATCGTCGGACCAGTCGAGAGCCCGGCACTTACGGACTAGGTATGGCATCACGCTCGAGCAATATAACGAACTGCACGAACGTCAGCAGGGCTGTTGCGCAGTCTGCCTACGAAGTCATGAAGAGTTTTCCACAAGACTTGCCGTTGACCATAACCATAAGACGGGAGAAGTCAGAGGACTACTTTGTAACTATTGTAACCACCGAGTCGTCGGAAGGCACACAGACGCAGACCTTCTCAGACGCATGGCTGACTACCTCGAGAGAGGGACTGGATGGTACGTCCCTCCAAAAGTCAAGAAGAAAAAGAAGAAAAAGTGAATGAGTAAGATTTTATTGCTCGACATCGAATGGAAGCCGACGAAGGCATACGTCTGGCAACCATGGCAGGAGAATATCACTCCTGAAAAGATTATCGAACACGGAGGCCTGCTTTGTGTGGGCTTGAAGTGGATGGAAGAGAAGTCAGTCACTATCTTCTCTGAATGGGAGCATGGTCACGAGGAGATGGTTCGCCTGACCCACGCGATGATGTCCGAGGCAGAGATGGTCGTGACATACAACGGAGATAAATACGACCTACGGAAGCTTGAAGGTGAATTCCTTCTGGCTGGTCTGCCGCCCCCGCCCACCCCTACTTCGGTTGATGTCCTCAAGGCTGTCAAGAAGTTTGGCTTCTTCATGAACCGTCTTGCATTCGTAGGCCCGTTTCTGAAGATCGGTGGTAAGATGGAACACGAGGGAATGGCCCTTTGGACTAAGGTTGATAAGGGAGACGAGAAGGCTCAGAAGCGCATGGCAAAGTACTGCGCTCAGGACGTCGTTCTCCTTGAGAAGCTTTACAAGAAGATTCGCCCGTACATCCGTAACCACCCTAGGACTAAGAAGACTACCGGTCACGTCTGCGGTGCCTGCGGATCGGAGAAGCTTCAAAGTCGAGGCTTCCGGTACACGAAGGCCTTCCGCATTCAGCGTATCCAATGTCAGACCTGTGGCTCTTGGAGCGATGGTAAGAGGGAAGCCTTGAAGTAATGGATTTTATGGAAAAAGTATACCTCATCCGGAAGATCCGTGAGGCAGAAGAAATCATTGAAGAAATTTTAGAATTGGTAGAAGATATTGACACAGACGTCGAAGATCGAGATTAATGAATTGCAGAACGTAGATATTCCTACGTACTTTTGGTTAGGCGTAGATGGGGAACCTATCTCCATGACTAAGGAAGAATTTGATGAAAGGGTACGCGTTGAACGACTGGACAATGCATGGAGACGCGGGGATGGTGGTACCATCGTCTAACCCCCTAGACGTTCAAGTTGGTGGAGGGCACTACAAGAAATATAAGGTCCAGCCAGTCGAATACGCGATGGCTAACAATCTCAACTACTGTCAGGCTAACGCAGTGAAATATGTCACACGTTACAAAGATAAGGGAGGGGTTGAAGACCTCCGTAAGGCTATCCACAACATCGAAATTCTAATTAAGCTAGAGACCGATGGTAGGCTTGAATAAGTACTCAGATAAACAGAAGCGGGAACAGCGCCGGAGGAACCACATAGCAAGGGACCTCCGGACTCCCAAGTACAAACCACGCGTCGTAGAGAGACGTAGGAAAGAAGACGATATTGAAGAAGAATTTTAATCCATTCCCGTCTGTACCTAGATATTACGTATACTTTCATAGCGACCCTCAGACACACGAAATTGTGTATATCGGACATGGTTGTGGTGCTAGAGCATGGTTAAGCAATGAGCCTTTTCGATCAGTACTCCACTCTGAATATTTAGGTATGTTAGAGAATACTGGGTATACGCCCGATCATTGGGTCGAAATTGTTGATAGGGGTTTAACAAAAGAAGAAGCCTGTGCCTTAGAGAGGCTATATATTAAAAAGTATAAACCAGAGTATAATAAAATACAGGGAGCATCTTTACTAAAAGTGACTCCAGAGATTTTGGAAGAAGCGAATACTCTTAGAAACGCCGGTTGGAGTTACCAAAAAATTGCAGATAACTTTGATCTTGCTACTATGACAATACACAGGGCGATGAATGGAAAGAGTCCTGCTTTGGAGGAAATAATTGAAAGACAACCCTAATCACCCCTTTCCAAGCGTCTATGAGTCGTTCATTTTTAAGTCGCGTTACGCCAGATGGCTTGAGGATGAGAAGCGTCGGGAGAATTGGGACGAGACAGTCACTCGTCTTCTCGACTTCTACAACCGCGACAACCGTATGACCAACGAAGAATACATGAACCTCTATGAGGCCATCTATTCGCTAGAGGTCATGCCGAGTATGCGGTCTTTGATGACGGCAGGGCCCGCCCTCGACCGTTGTAACGTCGCTGCGTATAACTGCGCCTACCTACCGGTAGACTCCCCTCGCTCTTTCGACGAAGGTATGTACATCCTGATGTGCGGAACCGGCGTCGGCTTTTCAGTAGAGAATAAATATGTCGAACAACTCCCCCGAATTAGTGAAGAATTCACTGACACCGATACTGTCATTACAGTTGCAGATAGTAAAGAAGGATGGGCAAAGTCCCTCCGAGAACTCATCTCCCTACTCATTGCAGGTCAAATCCCTAAATGGGACACTTCTAGAGTACGACCTGCCGGAGCACGTCTTGTCACCTTCGGTGGCCGTGCTTCAGGCCCCGGACCTTTGGAAGAACTTTTCGAATTCGCTGTTAATCTCTTTCGCAAAAGTGCGGGAAGAAGACTTACCAGCCTAGAGTGTCATGACCTGATGTGCAAGATCGGAGACGTAGTCGTGGTAGGTGGTGTACGCCGTTCTGCCATGATCTCGCTCTTCGATGTCACTGACGAGAGAATGTCTACCGCTAAGACTGGTGCATGGTGGGAGAAGGACGGTATCCGCCGCCTCGCTAACAACTCCGCCGTGTACGAACACCGACGCCCAGACATGGGCTTCTTTATGAAGAAGTGGAAGGAACTCCATGACAGCCACTCCGGAGAGCCCGGAATCTTTAGTAGATACGCGTGTCAGCGAATTGCTGCAAGAAACGGCAGACGTGATTCAAACGTTGACTTCGGAACTAATCCATGCTCAGAGATCATTCTCAGACCCTACGAGTTTTGTAACCTTACTGAAGTCGTCGTCCGAGATGGCGACACTATGGAGTCTCTTAGTAGAAAGGTACGTGTTGCAACAATCCTTGGTACAATCCAGAGCACTTTCACAGACTTCAAGTACCTGAGGAAGATTTGGCAGAAGAATTGTGAAGAAGAACGACTGCTTGGGGTAAGCCTGACCGGCATCCTAGACAACCCGGAGATACTAAAGAATGACAACCTCAAAGTTCTTAGAGAAGTGGCGGTGGCTACTAACGCGGAATACGCTGACAGACTTGGGATTCCGAGATCTGCTGCTATCACTTGTGTTAAGCCCAGTGGCACTGTTAGCCAGTTGGTTGATGCTGCTAGCGGCTTGCATCCTCGTCATTCTCGCCACTACCTTCGTACTGTTCGAGCGGACAATAAAGACCCTCTTACTGCTTTTCTTAAGGACGCTGGAGTTTATTCGGAACCAGACGTCATGGCTCCGGGAACGACTTCAGTCTTTTACTTCCCTCGCAAGAGCCCAGACACGGCGGTTCTTCGGGATGAAATGACAGCAATCGACCAGCTCGAAGTCTGGAAGAAGATCCAAGACGACTGGTGCGAGCACAAGCCCTCGGCGACTGTCTACGTCAGAGATGACGAGTGGATGAAGGTAGGTGCGTGGGTATACGAGAACTTCGATGATCTTTCTGGAGTTTCCTTCCTTCCGTACGACGGTGGCTCTTACAAGCAGGCCCCTTACCAAGAGGTTAACGAAGAAGAGTTCAACGCTTGGATTGCAGAACATCCGACGCCTCCTATTGAGTGGTCGGACATGCGACACTACGAGAGTGAAGACACAACCACCGGCTCTCAGGAGTTCGCCTGCTCGGCAGGTGCCTGTGAGGTTGTAGATATTCTAGGAAAGGTCGACGGATAATGGATGAGACGCCTTATGTCTCGGTACCACTCGACGAGTATATCGATCTGATTAATCTCCGAGAGTTCTTCACACTGTTGAAGGATTTTGGTATCGAGAAGTGGGAGTTCTGGGATGAGGCGGTCTTTGACTTCCTCGAAGAAGAGAACCTACCGGAACTGCCTTACTAACAAAAAAAAGACCCTCCTAGCAACTCGCCGGGAGGGTCTTTTTGTACCTACTTCTTATTCTGTCGCTCTACTACGGTAGTCTCGACACCCTTAAACTTCTCGAAGGACCTCTGTGCACCAATCCCTAACATCCCCAGTACGAGCATCATCAGAGACTCTGTGTCTACAGTGGGCATTGTCCCGGTCCAGCCCGACCATCTCGCTATTGTTTCTGCAAACGGCGATAGAACGAATTGCCAACCCAGACCTATTGCAGAGATCCATCCAACTGCGGGACGCCATCCTGCGACGAAGATTGACGGATGAGCCGCTTCTACCTTATTGACGTCGATCTGGCCCATCAACTGCTGATGTAATCTATCATCCGCCTTGTCCGCCAGCTCTTGCAACCTGACGTTCAGTTCATTCTTCTTGTCTTTATCTACGACGACTTCGGAAACGAGGTCCTTCACCGCCCCTACGATATCCCCTATAATAGGAATCTTCATGGATACTTCGCCTCCTTCAGCGCAGTCTGGAATTTTAAAGCATGGTTAGCAATGAGGTCAGCCTTATCCATCAGGTTGATGATACGACGCGCCTGCTTGAATTGTTCAAACGCAGCTTCTGTCGTGGATGGGAGATGGCGCTGGAGGGTGTGCCTCCCGAGTTTATCCCCAGAAAACCACCCTTCTGCCATTCCCTGCACGAGAATACGTGCAGAGATATCTTTGTCAAGAGCTAAGTCTAGGTTGTTTATTAGCTTACCACCTAAGCCTAACTCTTCATCTGCCTTCTTGTAATTGCTTTCCCAAGTTAACTGGACGTCCCCTCTACCGTACCAAGGGTAGTAGCGGAGAGTCTTCTTGCGCCAAGCCTCAGACGCGTTAAGTCCTTCCCGGACAGGAAGCATCCTACCTGCCGTCTCATGGTACGACGTAGCTAGTGCGTACGCAGCCCAAGAGATAGGCCAACCCGCCTCAATGAAAGCGTTGATCTTTGCTTCAGTCCCTTCTACCTGAGCAGGGGTCAGTCTGCCGAACAAGCTTTTCCTGATACTGTTAAAGAAGGCTGGCCCGTCGTATGACGGATCAACACTCTCTTTCACTACCTCAGGGGAGGCTTGTTTAACCTCCCCGAGGATTTCTTTGAGCTCGACTAAGAAGTCAGCGAGAACTTTCTCTAGTTTATCCATGTTTAAACCACTCCACTATCCACGTGAAGAACCCGAAGATACCCGTACCCACCAGACCTGACGCAAGCCAGAAGACACCAACGCCCTTACTTCGAAGAGTCAATAGCTCATCGAGTTTCTTGTCCATTTCTTTCGTAAGGTTTTGATGCTCTGTTACCATGGCTCTTAGCTGAGGAACCTCTGTCTCTAGTCGGACAACGCGTTCGGCTAAAGATTCAGACATTATTCAGCACCTCCAAACACTTCTTCTCTTGCTAACTTTCTTGAGTCCTTCTTAACCTTCCGGACTGCGGCGATCTTATCTTCGTTAGTCATGGTTCTCCATTCTTCTGTTTTGATGAGTTCACGGAGACCCTCCATGATGTATTTCCCAGAGACTTCTTGGAAAGTGTTGAGGACTTCGACGTCCTCTACCTCTCGGAAGTCTTTAGGTAGGTTCGTGTTAGTCGCTAGCTCAATCAGGGGGATAGGTAGCGCCTCTTCCTGTTGAAGCTTTTCCATCTCCTGTACGACAGGATCTTTCTTCTTCGACTCGGCGTAGGTTCTGCCATAGGCGTCATACTTACTAGGAACGGTGGCGTACTTGCTGTACCCAAACCCGAACAGGGCTGGAGTAGCAGCAGCCGCACCTAGGAGCCCTTCTTCCTCGAAACCCTTGTAAAGGTCACGAAGGAACAGAGGCACAAACAATGCAGCAGCGTCCTTAGCTGGTTCGAATTCCTCCCCGACGGGGTTCTCTCCCTCTAGCCCAGTGCTGACATAGCCGGGGATAGGTGCAGCCTTATTAATAAGGAAGCGGATAAGGACGTCTCTTTCAGTCTGCCCGGCCCCCTTCTTCAGCTCTTTAACTTCACCCTTACCCGTCTTAGTTTCTCCGGTAGCAAGTCTTGCCCCAAGCACGAGATACTGCCCGAGACCCCCTAGGATGTCGTAGCGTCTTTCCCCGATACGAATCTTGCCGAAGTCGCTACTTCTAGGGTCGAGCTCGACGTCGACATCCTCGTCATCCGCGAATGCGAACTTAATCAAGCCGATAGTCGTGGCAGTCAAAGCAGACATCTTAGCGTAGTCTCTGGCGACTTCCCTACGGGCGACAGGATGTAGGCTGTGCCAGTACAAGGGATTGATTCCGTTAAACAGTATGTTGATTCTCGACGCCATAAGACGAGGAGAGAAGAACAACATCGAAAGGAACGAAGCAGCCGATTCGAACCGCTTACCGAGCGAACCTCTACCAGTAAAGACGGTGAGATGCTTCGCAAGCTGCTTAGCGACAGACAGGTTTTCAGGGTCGGTAAGGTCCATCCGCAGGTTAGGGTCTTCAAAGCTCTTGTACTTATCCACCATATCTACGAACGTATCAAACCGGACCTTATTAAGAAAGCCGGTGTACGCCATATTAGAGTTAGACACACCCGGAATCTTGTCCGCGAGCGTACTGGCGTAGTTCTCTTCTCTTGCGTTGAGGTCAGACCCCATCTCAGCGATGAACAACCCAGCCTTCTGTGACAGGTCGTAATACGGATGCTCCTCAATCGAGAGCATAACCTGATTGTGAAAGTCCTTACTTACCGCCTGCTTAAGCATCGGAGCGAGGTTCGCCCAGAACTGCTTCCTACCCATCAAGCCCCAGCCCTGACGGAACGGAGCAGAAAGGTCCATACTGGAGATCATGGCTCTCTGAAGACCAACCCCTTCCTGTACCCAGTCCTTCATCTTAGTGCCGGTCTTACGGAGGTCTAATGCGTACCGTACGAAGTCTCTACCGAGAACACGACCCATCAGGTCGAGCTCACTCGGAGTAGGAAGGTCACCTTCCATTAACTTCAGGAGGCCTTGTCTCGCACGAATGCTCTGGAACCAAGTCAGGTTAGGAGCGTTCTTAAACGCATCGAACAGAGCCTTAGTCTCGCGCTGAGAAAACTTGCCTCCCAACGGCTCAATGTAGCTCTTAGTCGTTTCGCCCTTTAATGCAGAGAGTTCTGCGAAGAGACCCTTCTTACCAGACGTAGAGGCGCGGGCAGCGCCCACTCCCTTCAGCTTAGTCTTACGATCTTCCGCGACTCTCGCCGCACGGTCCTCAGTTAATCTCCGAGCGCCCTTCATTGCCTTCATGAACTTATCGGTAGTCTTCTGAGTCAGTTCAGTATCCGAGAGGGCGTACTTATTTCGTGGGAAAAGGTTTTGAGTAGCGTCTCTAAATCCTTCGTAATCGGATTCTGGAAGACGTTCTCTGAGAGCCTCCATCGCTTCGTAGCGAATAGGTCCCGCAAACCTAGCAGAACCTTCTAGAGTTTCACCGTTTTTCGAAGTGACTAAAGTAGGCTTCCACAGCCCTTGCTGCCAGTCGTAAGACAACCGACCCGTCATACTCAAGTCTTCAGTAGTTAACTTGAACATTCTGTCAAGACGCTGGCCTTTTCCGTCAGGATTCTCTACCGCATCGAGAGCAACAGTATATCCGTTGCCTTTATACGTATAGGCATCATCAGGAAGGGGATCAAACATTTCCCTTAAAGCGGTATACTTTTCCGTATTAGACGGCTCTTCTGATTCGGGAAGAGAGTACTTATTAACAATCTTAGGTTTGCTGTCGTTGAATACGACATAATTGTAAGAACCTTCTCCGTAGTCACGAGAGAAGCCGTCTAAGTACTTAACTCCATCGAATCCGGCCTCTTCTAACACCTTACTAGCGGCAGAGGCAGAGCCGTATTTGTCAACGAGCTTTTTGTAGATCATTTCTCCGTGTGGAGAAGCGTTATCTATTTCAGACTGAAGGAACATCGCCGAAGTTTCGGCGTCTCTAAGAGAGCTTAATTCTTTAGCGTACTCTGGGGAATGATTTCTACCCCATCTCTTGTCCTCTTCCGTAGCGTCCTTTGAAAACTGCTTACCTTCGTCACGAAGTCGCTGGATGTTATCTTCAGCGTCTAACATCTTCTGTTGAGAAGTGTAGAAATCTTCGTACAGTTTCCGTACTTCTGCGTTATCAGCATATTCAATACCAAGTTTCTTCAAGGCAGCTTTTTCAGCGTCAGTCGGCTGGAAGTCCCAAGCCAACCACTTCATGTCATCAGGTAGATCGACCTCATACAGCTTACCTGCGTGAGCTTCCCCTTTGTCAATAATTTGCAAAGCTTCTTTGAAATCTGCAACTAACGAAGGCTCATTAAATTCTTCAGCTTGTTTGATAAACTTTTGAATTGCTGCTTTAGCTTTTACTACGTCTCCTTGGGCCTTATCAATTTCTTGAACGGCTAACCATTTCGGGCTATTGTACGGACCAGCAGTGCCTATCTTATCTTTGTATTGTTGGGCGATACTTCTTGTTTCGGTGAAGTACATGCCGTGGCCGTAAACCTGAGCACCTTCCCCTGTATTAATCTTTTTGTTGTCAAACTTATCGAAGTCTGCTCCAGATCCGTGGTACACTCTCATGTACTTCATGCCGGAAGGCGCAGCTTTACCTTCACCCGAGATGACTCTCGCGTGTGCGTCAGCGATAATTGCCTTGACTTCTCTAGCCGAAAGATCGAGATTCTTCATCCCCATCTTTCTAGCATACGCACGGATGGTGTTAGCAACCTTATCAAGAATGTTCTTAGTGACTGGACCACCTTCGGAAGTCTTAGCGAGGACTTCTTCAGCCAGTAGAGCCTTCATACGAGGATCAGCCTCGATGGCTGCCTCGATTGCACGACGCTTCTCGCCTGCGTTCGTAAGCTTCATAGCTGCCTTCACGGCGGCTCTACTCTTAGGGGTAGACGCATAGGCCTCCCCGTAGCCCTTCATGGCTAGGTTCCCTGCCTCACGGCGAGTCGTCCAGTTCCTATCGTAGATCATGCTCATCTGCTCGGCGAGCTTTTCCCCGAATTCCTTCGAGAGTCCGTCATGTCCTAGGGCTTCGTGGAAGACGAGAGACTGTACGCGGTCAGGAGAGACGTTGTCAGCGATGATGTGGATACGACCGTCTTCACCGTAGAAGCCCGGAGCCTTGGCGGCACCGTCACTCTTCATAGCGGCAGCGATCTTAGGTTCGGCCTTAGCGAGAGCCCCTACGTTAGTGTAGACCACAATCTCAGGGGAGTTAGTCCAGCCTTCGGTAGTCTTAGCGACCATCTCGGAGACGGTGCGAACCTTCTGGTCCTTCGGCGAACCGTAGACAGTCCTCCCCTTCACAGTAGGAGCAGACGCAGCTTTAGGGGCCGTGGAGTCAGAGACTTCCATGACCTTCGGGTTATCGAATGTAGTGATCTCTGCGCCCTGCCCGCGATACCTACCAGCGAGCTTGCTCAGGCCTTCGTTCAGACCTTGGAAGGCACCAGAAGCGGCGGTGTTTACCGCAACCTGAACAGGATCGATATCCTTACGAAGACCCTGCTGTTGTTCGATCCCTTGAGCTGCTAGATCGGTGACGCCACCCATTGCAGCCTGTGAACCGATTCTCTGTAACGCCGTCTTACCGGGGTCAATCAGGTAAGTGGGATTGATATCACCGACAGTCCCGCCAATAACCTTAGCGAGTTCATCCATGATAGGATTCTTCGTACGGTTAGCTTGGTCAGCCCAGAAAGCGGCTCTAGCGCCCCTATCCTGCTTAATCAGCTCCATCTCACGAGCGGCGTCTTCCTCAGTCATCATGCCTTGCATGACAGCACGAGTAAGCGCGGCGTTCAAACCTTCACCGGCAAGGCTAGCCATTTCAACGGCAGTCTTGTCGACGATCTCACCGAATTCGAGAGGAGGCGGAGCAGAGAGAGTCTGCGAGGTGTCAATCCCTGCCGCAGTAGCAGCAGCGAGGTTGTCTTCTTTATTCGTCTTAGTGGCGAAGAAGTCGATAGGGGCTTTACCACCAGAGAGGTAGTACTTCCCGGCGTAATCCAGCGCCTCGTCAGTCATCTGCGGGAATAGCTTCCCGTAGTCCTTCTTGATACTTTTGATAGTCTCGTCGGCAGACTTGCCGTTACGAATGCTCGAGAATCGCTTCTGGATATCCTGCATAGCGGCGCTACGCTCGTCGTCCACGACGTACTCGTTCTGAAGGTCTACTTCGTTAGGGGCACGTTCGTTGGTGAACGGCTTGATAGGTGCGTTCTGGTCGAACTCTCTCGGCTTCCAAGGTTCCTTAGGAGCCGCCGGGGCAGTCCCCACCTTAGCATCAGCCGCGAGCATCTCTTCTTCACTGTTGAAGTATTCGTACTGATCGCCGATGACGAAGTGCCAGTGCTTCCCTGTGGCGTGCTTCGACGGGTTCTTATACTCGTCCTGCTTCTCAAGGATGTCGTAACCTTCATCCTTAATCCTCTTTACTACGTCCTCGAACGTCATACCGGGGATAGCAGCAATGTCTACCGCCCGGTCTGACTTCTTGTGGTACGAGTTAGGATTCTTCTTTGAGAGCGGATGCGAGGGAGGCCGATAGTCGGACGAGACCTTAACTCCTGGGAAGAGACTCTCAATGACTTTACGCCCGTGGGGAGTACCCTTCTGGGCGGACTCATAAGCACGAAGCTCCTCTTCACTATTGAAGTATTCGTATTCGTCCGACATTCTATTTCCTTATTTAGGTTTGTATGTGCCGTCTGGCTGGCGATATTCAATCACGCCGTCAGATTTCCTCCTACGGATCATTCCGCCCGAAGAGCCCGCCGGTTTGGTCGCCGTAGTACCTTTGCCTGTAGGTTTAGTCAACCTACCCGCATCGAGGACTGTCTTAGAGTAATCTTTACCCGCATTACGGATTGTATCAGTAACGAGCTTGTTGCCCTTGAAGATCGTATCGGCAGCGTCCTTAGCGGACAGCCTCTTATTATCGTCTTCTCGGTCGAGTGTCTGATAATAGTCCTTAGGAGCCATACTACCTCTAACCATCGAAGAAATAATCTTAGGATCGTCAGGGAGGTCAGAGACGTCAATCCCCTTCTTACTAGCCGCAGAGATTACGATGTCTCGAGGAACGCCTGCGTTGAGCTGGTTCAATGCCTGCGTTCTAGTTAACGCCCCAAGCTCAGCCTGAGCCTTCGCGGCTTCTGCCTGCTGGTCTGCCAGCGTCTTCTCTCTAGCGTAGTAGTTCTTCTGTACGTCAGCACCGACCTTAGGATCAAGACCGAAAATACGCTTCAGAGCCTCTTGAGCGGTTGACGGATCGTCAAGCATAGGCAGGGCTTCCGCCATAGCGGCGGCGTCTCTACGTTGTCTGAACTCAGCCTCACCGCCGTTAGCAGTGATTAGCGCGTCCCCAAGATCCTCAAAGAGTGTCTGAAGGTTATTACTCGGAGCAAAGCCGAGGATACCTTTCTTCTTCTCAGGTGTCTGGAAATACTGATTTACTTCTGGATCAGAAACTCCGGCAGCACCGGCGGACAGGAAATCAAACAGCCCCATACGAAGTCAATCCTTCAATCTTGCTATAGTCGACGGTGTCGAAGCCGAGGTATTTCTCGCCAAGAGCTTCTGGCTGGATCTTCTTGACTTCGTCAGCCATGACTCCGACGTACCGAATCTTATCCTTGTCGTGTATGTATTCGTACTCGTAGACGTTCAATCCGTTATCGAGCTGGCCGATCTTTTCGATCTTCTGCTTAGTTCTACGATCAGACAAGAACGGAAGGATCTTAGGAATCGCTGAGCCAAGGAACTTACCAAAGCCTCCAGTATCCGAAGAGCTACTTTGAGTCTGGCCCGCCTTTGCAATAAGATCGCCTGCGCCAAGGCCCAGCTTACCGTACTCCAGCATATTCGACATATACTGCTGGTACGTAGTGTTAGCTAGGTCAGATCTAAAGCGAGACAACCTTTTGGCAGTAGCCCCTGAGTTCATCAAGCCTTTCGCAGCGGCATTGCCTACGATTCCGTCTTGACCTTCGTCGAGCATGAAACGATAACCCGAGTTATTCCGGAAGTTTCTAAACCCCGCGTCAGTCTGGGCTTGATCACCACCCAAACCAAGCATCGCTTGCATGGCAGACGTAGCTTGCCCAGTGGCTCCGGTAGACGATCCGTACGCCCCCTTAAGGAAATCATACGACTTGTTTTCTGATTTAGAGGAGCTACCTCCGAACAGTGACGATAAAAAACCCATGTTTTTCCTTAATTAATGAAGGCAGACTGTCGTCTGCGGATTGAAGTACCAATGAAGTCTAACCATGCACCTAGTTCGGCTTTAGAAAATCCGGCTTCCGTGGGTGCATCCAACCACGCGCCGAGTTCAGCCTTGCTGGTGGCATAGCCATCGGGAACGTCCAGCATCGCGGCCAATTCGGCCTTGCTGACTTGTATTTGGTTTGTGGCTTGGTCGGCATACAGTTCAATCTGGAACTGGACCCATGCCGCATTTGCGCCAGTTACGCTGATAGCGCCGGATGCGCTGCCAGAGGTGGCGACTGACTTGCTGCCCCAAACCGTGCGCCCTACATCCGTGCCCGATCCGGCGTCGACGTTCTCAGTCCACCCGCTCGGCGTGGCAAGTGCGGTATTTGCCGCCGCAACGTCGATATAAAGAACCAGAGCGTTGTTGCGGGTCGTATTGATTGAAACGGTCGAGTGGGTGGCAGTGGCCCCGGTGTTGCTGGTGCTGGCCCCGAATCCGGTATCCATCACGCCCTGACCGTCGGAATAATAGGCGATCTGCGCCGAACAGGCGACCGCCCCGGTCCAGGTTATTGTCGGCGCGCCCGCGCCCTCTGCCGCCTGCCACACCGAAGCCGTGAAGCTAGCCCCGGAATTGACCTGACTGCCGACCTGCGACCAGCCCGAAGTCGCGCAAGAATGGGTCGCGTTGTTCTTTGAAGTTACGACCGCAAGCAGCTTGCCTTTGGCGTTGTTACCATCGACTGTCGGCAAGGCGGGGCTGATTGTTGCCGCGCTCGCCGACTGCGAACGAGTGCCGACTGAGCGATAAATCGCGGCCACGGTTTAGACTGCCTCTAGGTAGGTTTCGGCGTTATTGAAGCCTGACTGGGTGAAGCGGGTAGCCGTTGCCGGGTCATCCTCAATGATATGGCCGCGCGGCTCATAGCCGCCGTTGTAGGTCTTGCCGCTGGATGAATAGTTGGTGCCGCCGCTGCGGAAGCCCAGCTTGCCGTCGGTGATCGTACCGTTTACGCGACCTCTGGCATTCCACACGGCAGCGCCGATCACATACCCCGCCGGAACCGTAATAGCAGCATGAGTCTGGCCGCGCTTGTGCGCTGTGGTGGTGAGGCTGACCCCGGTGCTTTCGTCCAGCACCGTTTCGTTGATCGTGGTGTAAGCTCCGGTGCCGTTTGTATTGCTGGCGCTGTCACCATTAAGCCCCGCCAACATATATTTGCTGTCGCGCATATCGTAGTCGGAAAGCATGAACTGCGAGTAGGCATTATCCGTCACGCTGCTACCCATCGACCACCCCAGCGCGTGAGTGATTGTCGTTTGTGCCCCGCTGATCCCTGTTATTGCTGCGGCGGTCAGTTCGGTGCCGCCAACATAAACCCGCATTTCCGAGTTAAGCGTGATCTTGATATCGATCTGAACTTTAGTGTTGATTGCCGCGCTGACAACCGACGTCCCCGTCACCCAGGCGCTGCCGTTCCAATAGCTGAGCTGGTATCCGTTCGTCGAACCCCAGGAAAGCCGGTACGCTTCGGTCGCACCGTTAAAGAATGAAATCCAGGTCGCCGCGCCGCTGGCTTGGGTGCCGTTAGAACGAAACTCGCAATGGGCAAACAGTGTGCCGGTCGCGGAAAAAGCATAAGTCTGAATGTTATTTCGGCTCGAAGTCGCGTTGCCGACCACGTTGATTGCGCTGGGCACATGTGCGCTATCGAAGTATCCGGCAGTAGTGAAACCATCGACCACCGCAGTCGACGTGCGGAAAAAAGCCGCCAGCGAATTGCCGGCAAAGTAACGGTTGGCCATTTAGCGGCTCCCTCGGATGGTGATTGCGAAATTAGCCAGTGTGGCATCGACAGTCGTCTGACCCTTAAAGCCTAGCCAGTCCCCAGACACAAGCGCCTGTGACAACCCGCCAGTCGTAGCAAACGTAATTACGCCAGTATTCGCGATTGAGATAGTCCCGATAGTCGTTCCTCCGGTGATAACACCCGCCGTGAAAGTAGGGTTCTTATAGACGGTAATCACGTACGTACTCGTAGAGTTAGTACCGACCTTCCCTCCCGAAGAAGAGAAGTTGGCAGGAATGGTTATGTTCTCTGTCATATGGTGTAGGCAGAGTGTCTCGTCAGTCAGAGGTGCTGACGTAACAAAGAGCGCCAACCCGTAATCGATGTCGTTGCCAGACGAGATACTCGTGATACGGCCTTTGACGTCTACTACGACATCCGCTCTAGGGTAGCTACCAGCAACAACCCCGGTATCGGTGAGGGAGAGGGTCCTGTCCTCAGACAAGTCACCCCCACCCTGAACACCGTCGGTAGTGTCGATTCGCCGAGTCTCATCGAGTTTCCCGTCGACTTCCTTTTTACGCTCTAAGAGAGTCCTAATAAAGAAGTCGTTCGGGGTACCGTCAGGGTCTACGATAGGGATTTGTTTATCAAGATCCCTCTGTCGCATCATACATCTCCAAGCTGTCTAACCGAACGATTGATCCGCTGTCTACCAGCTTGAACAATCTTCCCGGATAGTCCATACTCCCAAGGCTAAGCCAGTCTGCCCTCATGTTTATATCCGAGAGTGGAATGGTTAAGGTCCCCTGCGAGTCGTAGGTCTCTCCGGCGTCGTCAGACGTGAAGAGCTCGATTTCTGCCAAAGACGTGTCTGGTAGCTTACCGAGACTGCCTGTCACTTGGACGCCGTTGCAACGCTTTTTATCACGTCCTACGACCTGTACAAATCCTTGCGCGATCCTCTCAAACGTTCTTGCGGTGCCAGTCGAGTCCTCGTCGTACGGATACTCCGGAGACAGAAAGTACAACGCCCCAACGACAGGGTCCCCTACGACGATATTACTTCCGTAAGCCGCCGCAAAAGTATTCCCGCCGATCCAATTAGTACCTGTCGATACATCCCAAGAATCTCTAGTCTCAGAACCAAGAACCGACCATTGTTCGGAGTGGGTGTCGTAACTTATCGTTTCCGTTTCCCCAAGACGTAAAACGTAGTGGTCGTGACCATCCAACGTGTATGTCCAAGCCCGAATAACCGGATCGTCGATGTCTCCTCCAACCACCGCCATGACGTACATGTTGGTGGCCCGAAGTTCTACGACCCCGGTAGTAAGGGCTGTCGTGTGGAGAGTACTTGATCTTAGTTGGGCGGGGGATCTATCGACAACGGCAGTTACAAACGTTTGTGACGCACGAGTGTCTGGATCAGTTCCTGCGACTGCCGAGACATAACTAGAAGATGCTCGTGCGTCAGTCATTAGGTAGTCCTATCGATTTGAATTGTTGCGTTATTGACTTCGGTAGGATTCCAAGGAATAGCCGTGGCTGGTGATATCTCGGAGACATCGAACCAATACGTATACGCTTCTGTGATGTTCCTATCGGCACCAAGATCAGTACTCCCGGATACTTTCAAACCCATCTGAACCGTTGCCGCGCCGGCGTCAGTCTTTTGGAGTCTACCCACAGACAACAAAGCCTTTACAGAAGTGACGTCAGTCGGTAGATTTTGGAAGGTAAACTCGGCAGGACTGACAGCAGCCGAAGCCGCCGAGATATAGTCTGCGTCGTCAGGCGGAGCCTCATTCAATAGGTCGTAACCCGTCGCGCCTGTCGAGGGTGTCCAGTTCAACGAAGAGTCGCCGTCCAACGGGAGATACAAGATCTCGCACAGGCCAATAAAGGTGTTGTTTACCGAGCCAGTCGTATCCCAGACGAGGAAGTCCTTGAAGTGGTAGGCCTGTCTAGAGCCACCTGACGTAGCCCTCTGTAGAATAGCGATCTGAGCGCAGGTAGAAATACCTCCGTTTCTCGTATCCAGTCCGGTCAAATTCATACCGGCGACTGCGTCACCGTTTACGTATAGCTCGAACTCACCGACGGTGTCGTCAATTACGATCCTAGCTTCTACGTGGTGCCACGCCTGAGCAGTAATGAGTGGAAGCGTCGACGTACCAAGGATGGTTCCGCCTTCACCGCCCCTGCGGAGGCGGAGAGCACCGGTAGTTGTGATTTCAAGTACCGCGTGGACGACGTTATCGATGTCTCTCCACGAGAAGATTTCGAGGGCCTTGCCGTCTTGGGTTGGAAGATCTTCGCACCAAACCCGAAGGGCCGAACCAATTTCCGCGACAGCCCCTTGGGGCAGTGCGTATCGGACTAAATAGTCGGCAGTTCCTGATGCTGAAGTCCCGAACCTACCGGCGTACGAGCCCGCGTCCGCGTTGGGGTCGGGGTCCGTCACTAGTGTGAAATACGTCGTCGTAGGGACTTCTACATAGAGTCCGTCAGACATGGCAGTCTCATCCCCAGCATAAGCTTGAAAATTGTCTGCCCAAAGAATAGCCATAGTTTAGACCTCTGCTGCTTGAGTTTGTATTGATCGCCGAATTCGTTCTTCGATGTCGGGCGTCGAGATTCGTTTTAGGTTGCCACCGATTTGGAAAACACCCCCGTCTGGGTCAACTAGGATTAGGCTCTCCTTCACCTGAATTGCCGTACCCTCCCAGCACCCTCTGTCGAAGAGGATACCCGAGAAGCGGTTCATCGGCTCGTCAGGATTGCCTGTCGTGTACCAAGGCTCTGTCGTCTTATTTCCAGCTAACCAGAATTTGTCACTAAAGACAATCACCTGATTAATAGCGTCGGGAGATCGTTCGGCAGTCGCGTAGTCTAACGGATCGATGGTTGTCTCACCGGGCTTCACCCAGTAGAACCTACCGTTAACGCCGGCGTTCTGTACGGGAATCACGATGATGTATCCGTTGATATAATCAATCGAGACTGCCCCGTGATCGTCAGGGACGGGTACTTGGATTATTCCGGGGGCACCGCCGCCCGCGAGAGTCGCTCCCGACCACGCCGCGTTAGCGGAGGTCTCAGAGACAGTAATGGCGTTACCTGCCGCACCATTAACGACTGCCCTGACGTACAAGTCAGTTGTGGTGTGTTGGTATGCTTGGACAGACGCGTGAGGAGTGAGGCTGGTCGAGTACCCTGTGCCCGGAATGCCGAAGTCGTTAATGGCGTCGTAAAGATTCGTAAGACTTTCAGACATCACCGCACCTAGCTTAACAAGCCAAGGGTTAGCAAGGGTTCCCGCCGGAGTACCTGCATCGACGGAACCGCTAGTGAACTTATAGACGATACTGTCGATTGTGACGGTATCGTTATTCACTACGTTCAGGGACAGGTTCAAGCTGGCTGTCGCAAAACCGGAGTCCGAATAGCACCAGAGGACGCCGCCCTCTGCAATGAATAGATACTCTGGAACAGTCCCGATAAAACCAGTAGCGACCATCTTAGGATTGCCGAGAGGTACTACCGAGAGCTGACCACACAGAGTTGACACACCAGCCGTAGAAACCTTGTACAGGTACGTACTCGATATGACGAATAAAGAATCGTCGAAGGCACCCGGCTCTGCATAGAGAGCTCGGATAGGGCCGTTACCCACGTCCATAAACTTCTTTATACCGGGCCTAGAAATTATGGCAGTCTGCGAATTCGAAAGGGGGTTGTTTTCAAAGAAACGGTTCTTAAGGCGGACTCTCGCTTGGTCGGCGACTCTACGAAAGTAATCAGACCGTCCTAACGGGATACTTACCATGTGCGTCCTCTGCTAAAATCATAGTTACCATACTCGCCCATCAGCGAGAGCCTAGTGATTCCGAGTTCAGACGCAACCTCCCTAGATTGCCTGTACCGGGATCTGAATTTGTTCATCATTTCTTTATACCGCGATCCGGACTGACCGTCCATCTGTACGCCCGCCCGAGGATTCAACCGCATGGCAAGAAGCGTAATTAAAAGATCGTCGAACTCCAAAGGAAAAGGGGATACGTCGGTTGTCAGAAGAACAGAAAATTTAACCCACTCGCCAAGATCGTCGCGATAGAACCACTCTCGCGTATCTCCGTCAGTCGACAGAGTCACCGTAGTGGCTCCTTCAATCTTCGCGCCGTTCCCGACAAGGGTTAAGGGATAAGTAGTGAAATTGCCAGAAACATCAAGGACACCAAATCTAGCTCCGGGATCTGGGCTGTGGGGTAGAATAATTTCATTCGTAGTCTCCAAATTACAGTAGACACGAACATTAGCGGGTGTGTCTGAATAATCTTCAAGACGGTTGTATCGAGTAGTCTCGATATTGTTATCACCCAGAGAGACACTCGTCAAACCCTCTCCGAGCTCGTAGCCCATCAAGGAAGCGATGACTCGGTTGAGAAGTCTCAGCCCCTCAGTTTCCTGATTGGCCGAAAGAGTCCCATTGATAGAGACGAGGTTACTCTCTCTATGCGCATCAATTAAGATTTGAGAAATCGTGGTCATAGTCTTCCTTAAAAATCTGGGGCGTACCTTTCGGCAGAGGCCCCAGACGTATTATTAGGCGATGCCGTTGAGTCGAACGATACGACGGCGTTCCTTGACGTTGGCAGTCAGCGCGACGTCGAACCGGACGCTGTGCGCACCCGTATTGAAGTCACTGTGCTGCCACATTCTGACCGAAAGCGGAACCTTCGTCAGAGCCTTCGAACCCATCGTGCCGGTCATCGGAGTCGGCAGGGTAGCGGTGTTAACCACGATGGCCTGCTTCTGGATGAGGGCGCGAGGACGATAGACAGTGTCAGCGGTACCCAGATAGGTGATCGCTGCGTTGTCAGCCGGAGCAGCCGTGACGGTCGCATGAGCGGTGTTGACATTGATGTCGCCACCCGAACCCGAGCCCGGAACGATCATCGCCGGGAAGATACGGAGAGCAGCGATGGCACCGGCAGTAGCGGCGTGGTCACCCACGACACGGAACTGCTGGAGGCGACCAGTGCTGACCTGAGCACGGTTGTCGTAAGCGAAGACGCCCGCAATCGTGAAGACTTCACCATCCTTGATCGTCTGAGTACCAGTCAGACCGTCGACTGCGATAGTCTGGGTCATATACTGGCCCGGAGCAGCCGAAACCGCGACAGCCTTGTAGTTGACGTTCTGGTTCGCACCATTAATCAACGAGGCACCCGAGGCAGCACGAGAACCCATCGTAAGGGCCGGAAGCTGCTGAGTGAACATCGTCGGGATGCCGTTGATTTCGCCTTCGAAGCCCTTCCGGAAGTTACCGGTCGCAAGCGAGTCGGTCGACGGATAGGCAAGGATGGTCGAGCTCAGGGCTTCGCGGTCGCCATACGAGAGGACGAGACGGAGGTCTTCATCCGAGACGCCTTCTTCCTTCAGGCGGGTATACGCACGAGCAACGTCGTCATGACCGGCAACGGTAACACCGTCAGCGGCACCAACCCAGTTGTTCGAAGCCTTGACAGCCACACCAAGGATGTAGGCGTCAATCGATTCAGCAAGCTGCATAGCAGCCGACTTCAGGGCTTCTGATTCGCGAGCGGAACCAATATCGCGGATCTTTACGAAGTCTCCCCAACCCATATTGGTGTTGAAGGTTCGATTGATCTTAAACTGTTCCGAACCAAACACGCTGTCCTGCGTACCCGAAGTAAGATCAGCGACACCATCGACAGTCTGGCTGACTGCGTAGCGAGGCGGAACCTGCTCAGAGATATTCAGGGCGTTGCGTTCATTGAACTCGCCGTCGTACTGCTTCCACGAAACTACGTCCGCTGCAATGAGGTTATTCTGGAACGTCGCAGCAAAAGCATTGAGTACAAGCTTCTGTTGGTCAGAGGTAATAGTAGGCACTTAAGTATTCTCCTTACCTTCGGAAGAATTTCTTCTCAAAGGCTTTCAAGTCGTCAGTGTCGTCCGGTACTTCCTGTACGGTCCCCACACCTCTGGCTAGCGCCTTTGGAGGTTCTGGGGCAGACGAGACCTTCGCTTTTGTTGGTCTAGCCTTGGTGCGGCGGACATCCGCATCGATTGCACCAAGCATTAAAGTTGCGGCGACTCGGTTGGAGGTAAATACCTCGGCAGCCTCATCGAGATTCGTAGCTAGATAGTAGAGAACTTCTGGACCGTTACCGAGAGTCATAATTGTAGAAGCGACGTATTCAGCCGTCTGTGGGTCGACTTCCAAGGCACTAAGGGCAAGTTCTAAATCCTTACTCTTTTCTTGGATGTCAGGCAGCTCGGCTTTCACCGTCTCTACCTTCTGATTCCACTCATTCTGAAGTTGAATCAAGACCGCCTCTCGCTGGGAGATTTCTGCGGCTTCTCGTTGGCGTGCTTCTAGTTCACTAAACCTCTTCTCGACTTGATAGGAGGTCATGTCTTCTAGGAACTTAGGGTCGTATTCACCGAGGGGGTAGACGAGTTCCCCGCTTTCATCAGTTGCGTCAATCTTCGGAGGGGACGTCCCCTGTTCCTGCTCTCGTACGGTCGTCTTAGGTTCTGCAACCTGAGCTACCTTTGCCTCGAGTTCTGCGTATCTAGCCTTGAAAGACTCTAGTTCTTCGTTAGCTTTTCTGCGTCCTTCGAGGACTTCGTTGATTCTATCTTGAAACGTCTTCTTCTTAACCGGCTTCTCTTCTTCCGGCTCCTCGTTCGGATCGTCGTCACTCTCCGTAGGAGTTTCCTCGTCAGGCTTTTCCGGCTCTAGAGGCAGTTCAGGTTCGTCAGTTTCGGCGGGAGTATCATTCCCGGTATCCTCAGGCTCCTTTACCTTTTCGTAGAATTCATTCTCGAAAGTAGTCAAGTCGTCCGTCTGGACATTGTCTTCAGGGTCCATTATAGGTCCTTATTTTGCCGTTGCGGTTTTAGTCCCTTTGGCGGAGGGTTCCGAGGTTTTAGCATTTTTGGTTGCTTCAATCTTGTGAAGCTCTCTGGTATGCGCCAGAATTTCTGAGATGCCCGACATGTTAAGCTGGGTGTTATCCACCTCGTTATCAGACAGGGCACGGATGCGTTGGGTTTCCGAATCGTAACGCTTGATTTCAAGCTCTTCGGTCTTGGCCTTGGCTTCTACCTTAAGCATGAAGTTCTCCTTTTCGAGCTCTTCAAGCTTGGCCATAGCTTCTTCCATCTGAGCCGGATCGACGTAAGTCCCACCCTCGACGCGATCTTCCTCATCGAGGAACTGCGGCGGGATAGTCTTCTTCAGTCGTTCAGCCAGCTTATCGGCTCCCGGCCAATCCTGCGACTTAGCGATGACATCACCGGCAACCTGAATAAGCTGCGGCCAGACTTGGATAGCCTGCATCATTGCTTCACCCGCCTCGGCACGTCTCGTAGTGTAAGAAGCGCCGGTGCTGAGTGCGACGTCATACGCGCCGGTCGAAAGGTCTGGAGACTGCGGATCGTTAGGATCGTTAATCTTCATCAGCTTGGGAGTCTCATCCTCGCCGATCAGTCGAACGATTCTCGTGCCGTCATAAATCTGTGGGATGAGCTGGTTGATGACGTCACCCGCTTCGAGAAGTGAGGCGTTACCGTTATCATAGAAAGTGAGAGAGGCTACGTCGCCTTCCCTCTGTCGAGCAAGGATCGCCTTACCGGAAGTCTCGTTGGACTTAATACCTAGTGAGGCGTCGTGGATGCCTGTAACATCCTTCATATCCTGAGTGTTGATATTGGCTTCGTTAAGTAGGGCCATCTGCAACTGAGGGGGATCGACACGCTGTACGTTCTGACCAAACACTGCTTCGTCATTAAAGACAAGAAGCGGATCACGAGACATATGCGCCTTACGGATAGTGTCTTCACGACCTTCAACGGCAGATTCAGTAGCCATCCACTGAGCCTTAGGTGTGTAGCCAAGGTGTTCAGCAGCAACCGAGCGCCAGAAGTTACGCAGGCGGACGGCGTCCTTCATGAATCGTACGAGGCCGTAGCGGACTCTGCGGTCTTCAAGAGTAACGACTCTACCCGTCATACGGATGATGGGGACTCGATTCAGCTTGTATTCAAACGGACCAGAAAGGATTTGCCAGCCAGTCACAAGGTGCATCTGGGCGTATAGGCAAGGAGCTAACCGCGTCTTGACGGGTTGGCCATGCTTCTCGGTCAAATCGTTGAGAGTCTCGGCGTCAATCACATGGACGGACTGGTCTTCGAACAAGCCGAGGAGGCGCTGCCTCTCAACCATTCTCCAGTGTTCCACGACTCGAGCGTCGTCTTCACCTAACCAACCACTACTCTGGCAAGCCTTCTTAGCGTCAGAACCGATGCCGTTAGGGTCGGCGTCCTTGAACTTCTTCCGGAATTCCTTCAGAGGAAGTCGGTCCTCTACGAAGCAATGTCGTGCGTCTCTACCGGTAGGGTCAATCGAAAGACGATCCCACACGACAGACAACGCGTCGTCGATTGGTCGAATAAAGATATCCTGATCGAAGACGTCGTCCTTGGCGTACTCTACGTTGACTCGGAAGGCTCCGTCGCCACACTGGACAGTACTCTCGAAGGCTACGTCGTATACGCGGTCAGCCCTTGACTTGTACTCGATAGACCGAATAAGATCGCCCCGAATACTAGCAATCTCGGTGTCGCCGTCTTCTCCGGGTAGGACCTTAATCGCGTTTCTCTGTTGCCGCCAATCCCCTACTAGCTGAGCTACGAACTGAGGAATCTGGTTAATAACCAAACAAGGGAGCCCTGCCCGCGTACGTAGGACTTCCTCGTCCCACTGTTCACCAGCCGAGAACTTCTTATCGTCGGAAGCTTGCTTCCTATTTTCATCATCAGCCTGCATGTCTGAGTCATACGTCTCTCGCATGTCCTTTAAGTAGTCTTCGGTAGAAGCGAAACCCTCAGGAACGTACTTCTTATCTACTGTCTCTGAATACTGTAGCCTGTCGAGAGGTTTAGCCTCGTCTTTCTTAGCCATTCTGTTTCCTTAAATACCGAGATAGCTCAGTTTGATATTGATACGGTTGTTTACTCGGGTTCCCTCAGCCATTACGGCGGTAGTGAATGGTTGCCCTGAGTATACAAGGCTACCAGCAATCACCGGTACGGATAAGTTTCTCTTGGTCGTAAAGGCTTGACCAGCGTATGTCGCTGAACCCGCCGTCGTAGAGAGAAGCTTCTTCGAGTTAGTCGTAAACGCTCTACCTGTATAAGTAAGCGTTCCGGCTGTCGTGGTTAAGTTCCTCTTGGAGTTTGTCGCAAAGGTTTGGCCAGAGTATGTCTCTATAGCCGCAGTAATCGATACGGATCGACGGACACTAGCCAAGACCGACATCCCGGAGTACGTAGCACTCGCGGCAACCGTAGAGAGGTTCTTCTTACGGTTAGTGGCAAACGCTACCGGAGTGTAGGTAATCGATGCCGCTGTAATAACGATTGTCGTAGGGATTGGGCCAGCGGCTGAGAAGAACCAGTCCGTCCAAATTAACCTACTCGTGGGATCAAGACTTACGTCGTAGAGGCGTACTCTATTATTACTCCTACGGAACCAAGTCGACCTTAGAGGATAGGCTCCTTCACCCGCCATAGTTTACCCCTGCGTTTCGATATACTGGCCCGCGATGGTAGTTGCGCTGGCGCTTGTCGGGAAATAGACAAGTTGCAACACGCTGTCGTCATAAATGCGCGGCATCCCGCTGGTCAGAACATCAATTGCGTTGCCGATATTGGCTGAGGTCACTTCGACCTGTGCCAGCACCCGGAACAAGACCAAGTGCATGGTCCCGCTAGTCCGGGTTGCGGATTGAATAAACGAGGTTGGCGCGCGAATGCCCGTATCGCCCGCCGCCAGCGTGAAAATCTCGAACGTGCCAACCGGAGGCGAGGCAACGCCGGTAAACGTGCCGGTTGCGCCCGCGTTGCCGTCCTGATCGGTATAGGTCAGCGTGACAGTCGGGGTGCCAGCGCCGCCAGTAGCCGACCACTCAATAGCCGCCATGATGCCCGCGCCGTTGGTGCTGCCCGCGTTATCACGGGCCGGAAGGGTTGCAGGGGTGATCGCCTGAGCGCCGGTTGACGTAACGACAAGGCCGCTATTCTGCCACAGCCGGTCGATCAGCCACAGCGTTCCGGCAATGTTGCTTTGCAATGCAAGGCGGGCCAGATAGGCATTGCCCGAAACCGGATTTGTGCGGCGAATGCGCCCGTCAACGCTGGTGCCAAGCCCCGGCGTCACAGCCTGCCCATTAACACCCGCAGCATTAGCTGCCGACGCGCCGGGATTACCTGTGGCGTACCAATGCGTATAACCTCGCTGCGCAGCCAGTGCGGCGGGCGTAATCCCGACCTTCATGAAAGGCTGCGGGGCTTGCATCCCGGCGACTGCGTCATCAATAGTTGTAATAGCCATAGGTACCCTTAAGTAAAATTGAGAACGCCGGTAGTCGCCGAACCATCCAAGACGAGGTCGCCGGTGACATTCCCGAAGTCAGAGCCTTCAGTTGCGTACATAATGAGGGGAGACGTCCCGTCTACACCGGTATCCTTGTACCAGACGAAGGTCCTGCCGTTGGAGAAGCCAGCCCCACTCTGAAGCCAAGTGATGTCATTGTGGACCCATTCCACTGTGTTACCATCTAGAGCAAGGGTAACGCCAGAAATAGCGGTCCCCCTCGCGGTGTAGTTAGTGCCGGAGACTTCGTTAGTGATGTCACTCTTTGTGGCGTGAGCTAGGGACGGGGTGTACGCACTCGTAGTAATCATGACCTTAATAGTGTCGGTGTCAAGATCGATTGCGTTACCGTTATGTTGCTTCAGCTTGAACTGGTTGTATACTACTGGAGTTGCCATTATTCACCTAACACTGCGAGATTGCGCATGGCTTGCCAATACGCTAAGTTTTTATTAAGCTCCGCGACTCGTGCGCCGCCCTTCTCGTCTTGCTCGAGAGCTCTCCTAAACCTTAGGATGTTTTGATCAATTTCTTCAAGATGTAGCACTACCGGCATAGGGGTGGCTGCCACCGTCTTTGGGGTTTTCAAAAAGATGTCGTACCAAGCCATTTAAGTTCCTTTAACCTGCCATCCACCCGGTAGGGTTATGGGAGAGATTTGTGTAGTTTTCGTTAGGTCGGACCTTCTTTGTAGTCTCCCCTTCCGGTATACGTCGGCGGGACGTGAGCTTCTCGAAGATCTCAGTCAGACCCCAGACTAGGGCATCAACCCGGTCGGGTGAGCCCATATTTGTAGATCGGAGATTGTCGACGGAGAAGAGGCACATCTGGTCTTCTAACTTATCGAAACGTCCGACATGATGTACACGACCCTGCTCATAAAGCGCCGAGATAGGTTCTGCTCGGACGTACTTACCACGGGAGGCGTGTACAAGTTTGATGGGAATGGATCGGTCGACAGCCCGGATAACAGCCGAGACCATGTCGCCGCCCTGATTCTTTTCAGCAACAATCTTATCTGCCTGATGCTTTCTGTATAACTGTACCGCCTTCTTAGCCCATTCTTCTGGCTGGCCCTTCATAGAGGCGTCTTCTAAGACGTACCCTCTAGCGTAACCATCCTTGTCACGGGCGTAACCGACGACGACTATACCAGTCTCGTCACTACCTTCCTCGGCAGAGGTGGCAGGATCCACTGAGACAAAGATTCTCTCAAGGTCCGGGACATCGTCTTTAACACGGTGGTTGTCAATAGATTCACGCGTCCAAAGCGCGCCGGGGATGTCATCTAGGATCTCTCCTTCTAGTTCCTGTCTACCAAGTCTCGTTCCCGAGTACTTGTCTTCAATTTCTAAAATGAAGGACTCAGGCATGTTCGCCTTGTTGTCCCAAGTAGCCCCTCTCGTGACAGCCACCTTAGGGTCAGCCACAAGCTTACGGATAAGAGGTAACGGGCGGGGAGTCGTAGTAACGATCGTACGAGGGAAATCGCCAAGGCGAAGGCCGAACTGTAGCTGATCCCACGATTCCTGGCAGTACCGCCATTTAGCTAGTTCGTCGCACCACGCAGCGTCATGCTGTGGCCCTCGAAGCTGATCGGGTTCTGTGGCATTATATAAGGTTGCGACTGCACCATTAGGCCAAGTAATTCGTCTGAGTGAAGGGGAGTAGGTAGGTCTGAAATCAGGTGGATGAACGGCAAGAAGACCGGACTCACCTTCGACCATGACGTCTCTTGCGTCCGCAGCCGTTTCAGCAATGAGAGCAATTCTAGAGCATCTACCCGCTGAAAGGGGAGTACTGCCGCAGGCCCAATCCCGAATTGTTTCGGCCCCGGTTCTTGTTTTTCCGAATCCTCGACCCGCCAAGATAAGCCAAGTCGCCCAAGAGCCCTCCGGCGGAAGCTGGTTAGGTCTCGCCCAAAACTGCCAATGGTATTTGAGTCTGGCTCGGACTTCCGGGGTGAGTGACTCAAGATAAGCCTCCTGTTCTTCCTTAGGTAGCGAGGCCAGCCATTCGGCAGGCGAGAGATTTTTCATGTTATTTCACTTTAAATAAGTTTTCGAACAACCAGCGTAGACGTTTTTCAGGCTCAGATCGTTTCATCTCGCGCCGTCTTTCTTCGTCAGCACGAACCATCTTAGCGTGTTGGAAAGGGTCCATCATAGGAATGCCTCCCCTAAACTCATAGTCGTTAATACTACCGCCTGTGCCGAACACCTTGTTGCGTTCTTGCATTTTCTTAACGTCTCGAACGTCTGCCTCGTCAAGAGCAGTGTGGGGGGCACTAGGATTTCGACGGATATGTTCGATAGCGGCATCGATATACCGCTGCATGTAGTCACGACCCTTAGCCGCTCTAGCGCCCTTGTCTTTTCTCTGGTCTTCGACAATAATGTCGTACGGATCATAATCGTCTAAGGTCATTCATCCCCCACTACCTTAAGGTCTGGCTTGCTACGGATAGCGACAGACTGGATCTTGCGGACGAAATCGTCAGCCTCGTTCTTAGTCTCTTCGTACCGAATGGCTTCGCCGTCCTTACCAGTAATCTCTGTACGTTCACGGAGCATCCCGAGGTTCTTAGCGGCAAGTTCGATACCACGAAGAACGGCGGTGAGGTTGTTGTCCTGCTCCGCACGTTCAATCGTCTTCACCAACTTACGGATGACATACTCTTCAGTAAGACTGATTTCTTTCAGCTTCTCCTGAGCACGTCTATCTACTGCCGCCTTGACGTGTGGCTTACAGAGTAGCTCGGAGCCGATACGATTAAGGTTATTACCGTTGTATCCGGCCACACGAGCTGCCTCTGTAGCGTTATAGTCACTAGCGAAGTACGCCTCCACGAAAAGCTGCTGCTTCATCGTGAGGGGTTGGTCCTCTGGAATATTGGCAAACTTTTCTTTATTATGAGACATACTTATCCTTTATACCCAA